CGTTGGCCATGGCGATCAGGTCTTTGTGCTGCGGGAACTTGAGCTGGGCTTGAACAACATCAGTCCAGCGCCGGCGCACCAGATAGCGCGATTTCGTTAGCCCTGGTGTCTGGTCCAGCATGTCCCAGAAAATCTCATTGCGGTGAACAGCTTCGCATCTATACTCGAATTTGAATGGATCGCTCTCACGCGAAACCTCAACCCAGCCAATGCCGACACAAACCTGGGGCTTGAATGCGTCCGTGCAGGCCTTGTCGGCGCCTGAATTGCGCTCGGCCTGGTTGAGCTTGTAGTTCAACGCGTCAGCCACGTCGTCACCATCCATTCCGTCGGCTGTGATGCGCCAGTCGGTGCGCGTCTTGGCTTCCAATCCGGTTACAGCTTCAATGGCTGGGCCGATCAATGGTTCGATGGCCGGTGGCATGCCGACAGCCTTCTGCGCCTGCAGGATGTCGCTGTTGAGCTGGTTGCCGTCAACGTATTCCATCTCTTTGTCAGCACGCGCGCGCCAGGTCGGCTGATTCTGAATCTCTTGGAAGAACGTGGTGAACTGCGACAGCGACAGACCATCAGGACCGGGCTGGTAGTCGTTTTGGCGGGATGTAGCTGGTGAGAGTGAGTTGATCATGGTTACATTCGCCAGTCTGGTGGTGGTGGGGGTGATGATTCGCGCGCGAACTCGCTGGCCATGCGCTCAATAGACTGGCCAAGGTATCGAAAAGCGTCTGAGTTACTTACCAGTAGTCCGTTTGCTAGATAGCAGTGGTGTTTTTCTACGGTCAGGTCGTACACCAACCGCTTCGCCTCTACGCCTTCTAAGCGCTGTAGCTTTGCAATTGGCATGGCAATACTTTGCTCTTGTTGGGTATGGTGTGAAGAACTCTTTACCGCATTCGATGCAATTGACTTTGTGCCATTCGCGGCCTTCCCAACTTTTGACAGCATGTTCAGAATGCCACTCGCGTCCTTCTTCGCTTGCGTGCCACTCTTTAGCCAATTCTCCAGCGGCAAGTATTTGAGCCTTATTTTCATCGCTTCCAACCCACTCACTGCTTGATGAATGGTGGCTTGTATGCTCGGCGGCAGAAAGCATTTCAAGGTTTTCAATGCTGTTGTTGGCTTTGTTTTCATCCTTGTGGTGGATGTGAAATCCGTCTGGTATCGCTCCGTTGTGGAACTCCCAAACGTATCGGTGCATCGTTGTGCCGCCAAACTTGTAGTGATCTGCCTTGTAGTAGCCTTCAGGCTTCCAGTAAAAGCGAACACCACCGAACTCTTGGACGGGGTGTTTTCTGTTGCGAACTGACCTTGTAACAACCCAATTGCTGGGGTCGGTGTTAGACACATTGCCATCGACCGGATAAGGCTTCGAGCGAATGTCCACACTGCCATGAATTGCCTTGTAAATCTCAAGGTGCAGCAGTCTAGTTTTCCCGCCAACTTGCGAGCCATAGATACTCCTGGTAGGCCAGTACCAATACTTTTCGCCTTGAAACTCTCGATAACCGCGTCCCGATACCCCGCAGATTTGATGCTCTGATACGACATACATGGTGAACTATCCTTTGTAAAGATAGAGTCAGTATATCGCAATTCGTCAGCACAAACAACACCATTCGTCGTGAATAGTTTATGTTCTGGAGTTGCAAGCAAAACAGAGCCGTCGGCCATGGTTATTTCTACTATTTCAGAAGCAATCTTTGTTGGCCCGCAATTAAGAACCTTTGCGTATCCGGATGGGGTCCACACCTGATCACCTATGGCCACATCCTTAATCTTCACATTCCCATTGATTGTCAAAACAAGCGTGTTGCCATCCAAGCAACTGTGCGAGAATTCATCATGCAGCGGTATGGTTGGCTCGTTGGTTTTTAGGTGCACATCGCGCCGATAGCGTTTCAGGCATTCAACAAGTCTTTGAGTCTTGTTCTTGTCGAAGTAGCACTTGGGAAATGCCAGACGTGCCGCTTTGATGCCTTCTTCGATGCTGGTTTGCGCCAGAACTGTGACTGTCCGGCCCATTGCTCGAAGCATTTCCTCTGTGCTCTTGCCAGTCTGAAAATTGCGAGTCCGGCCATCATGGGGGATGTAATCTGTCCCCCAGCGGTATTTCCGTTTGCCTAGTTCGGCCACATACCAATCTAGCGTCCGGTTTGAGTCCTCGATGTGGTCCAGAATGCGAACGTCCATCGGGCCGCGCTGAACCATCAGAATGACCATGCTGTCATTCCAGCCCAAATCCCAGACGGTATGCACGGGCAACAGTGGGTCGTATGGCACATTGCACACGCGGCCATCGTTGAAAAGCGCTTCAATCTCGTGCCGATAGATGGCTCCGTCTGCCACGCGGTTCGGTTTGCCTTCCCAAATGTGCTGATACGTCTCGGGGCTGACTCTTTGGGCTTTTTGCCGCTCTTGCTCTAGAACGTAGGGGAACCATGGGTTGTCGCGCCAGTTGATTTCGCATAGCCATGTGTCATCACTGGGCGTCGTGATAAACCGGACATAGGTTTCATCCGTCTCCATGTCTGGGTTCATCGTCACCCAGATTTCAGAATCCGGCTTGCGGATCGTGGGTATCAGCGTCTCCCAGCTTTTGGCGCTGATGCTGTGGGCTTCTTCGCACCAAACCCTATCAGCGCCCTCGAACGACTTTATTGAGTCAACCGTGTGGCTTTGCAGGCCGGCAAACGTGATCAAAGAACCATTCTTGCCTCGAATCTCAGTGTCCAGCACTTCATAGAAATGGCTGTAACCCATGGCTTCAATCTGATCTTTGAGCAGCCTGTGAACCGAGTCACGCATTGATTTTTGAATCTCGCGGGCGCACAGGATGCGCAACGGTGTCTCTGCTGCCTGAATGATCAGTGCTCGCGCAACACCCCACGACTTCGCGCCGCCGCGTCCACCATACAAAACTTTGTATCTTTTTGGCAGGAATAGCGGGCGCAACTTCGACGGGAACTCGATCTCTGTCTCAGTCATACGAATTTGACCTTGACGACGTGTTGAACTGGGCCGCCATCAGCGCCGGTGATCGTTGCATCCAGCTTGTCGCCGTACTTTTTTGGCTGCAACTTTGACGCGTACCATTTGCGTGCGTCCACACGCAGGCGGTTTCTGGCTACTGCTGCAGCGCTCACGTCGAATACAACATCCTCGCCGTGGTGTTTCGCTTCAACTATTAGCTCATCTGATATTTTGACGATTTCATCAGCGTAATAGTCGGCTTGCTGTTCGCGCGCGCGCGCATATTTATCGGAAAAATACTTGTGTTTCGCAAGCCAATCAAAAAGCGTGCAGGCATTTTTGACCCCACATGCTTTTGCTGCTGCAACACCAGGCATTCCAGCCGCGATCAACTCACAAATTTTGTCTGCCTTCTCTGCTGTGTATCCAGTTGGGCGGCCCAAAACCGAAGCCCCTTTCGGGGTAGATTTCTTGATCGTCTTGAGTTTTTTGTCAGTCATGCTGGGCATGATGCCGACAGGATGGCGGTGTTGCAAACCCTACTGGGGGGTGATCTATTTTTTGCTGTCGTATTAGGGTTTACCCCTAGAAAATAAATGTCGAAAACCTATTGACACTTACACGCAATGCGTGCATAATACAACCCATGGACAGGCAATACAGCAGGTCCCCGGCCAACGCGGTGCAGTTGGAAGGAGTTGTTGATGCATTTTGGTGCTACCTACAGCACCGAATCGCACAATTTCGGCGAGATCACGAGCGTGTTCGTGGTCAATGCTGATTGGGATGGTTACCGTTTCCACGGTTATTGCGTCCCAACAGCCGCCGATGTTGCTGCATTCGGCTACTGAGCAAAAAGCCCGGCAGGGCTCAAAACATGCCGCCCAGCACTGAGGCGTGTATCAGGCAAATAGCCGCAAGGCATGCCCTGACGCTGCAAAGCAAAAAGGGATTACGCGCATATCGCGCACCGACGCCTCCGGTAGTTTGGTCAGCAGATGCAGCAAATCAAATTAATTCTGCCGGCGCCAACGCCAGCGGCCATTGCAGCAGCCAGGCACGCTGCAGGAATTAGCCAGACCGCAGCCGGTGCGCTGGTCGGCTACACCCTGCGCGGGTGGCAAGATGCAGAGTCTGGCAGGCGCAATATCAGCGCGTCGGCGTGGGCGCTGTTTTTGCTG